ACAGCATTGATAAAAAGACAATGGGGAGCAAATTTGATTAAGTTCGAGGGTATGGTAATGCCTGGAGGAGTAACATTTAATGGTCGACAACTATTCGATGATGCAAACGAAGAGATTTTAAAATTAGAAGAAGAAGCACGACTCAATTGGGAAGATCCAGTTGATTTCATGACGGGGTAAAACGTGGCAAGATCAGTTTACTTTTCTCAGGCTGTAAAGTCCGAGCAAAATTTATACGAAGACCTTGTAATAGAATCCTTAAGGATTTTTGGCCAAGATATGTATTACCTGCCTCGAACAATTGTATCTAAAGATGATCTATTAGGAGAAGATCGAGCATCTAAGTTTGATGATTCCTATATGATTGAAGGGTATATTGAAAACGTAGATGGATTCGAAGGAGTAGGAGATTTATATTCTAAATTTGGTTTAGAAATAAGAGATGAAGCAACATTTATTATTTCTAAAAGACAATGGGAAAAATTAATCGGACTTTATGAAGGTGATAATCCAAAAGATAGACCTTTAGAAGGAGATCTATTATTCCTTCCAATGACAAATAAATTCTTCGAGATTATGTTTGTTGAGCATGAACAACCGTTTTATCAATTATCAAATTTACCTGTTTATAAATTACAATGCTCATTATTCGAATATAATGATGAAGACTTTGAAACTGGAGATGTTGGAATTGATTCAGTACAAGCTAATTACTCATATCAAACAACAATCGAATACACGTGTGCTGCACAAAATGATCATCCAGTAGTTGGAGAAATATTAACGCAGCAACTATCAAGCTCACCAGTTATTAAAGTATTCGGAGAAGTACAAACACTTAATATACTTTCATCTACAACTGGTAGAATAGGTGTATCTAATATTGGTGTAAGTGGTATTGCTGAAGCAAGAGACTTTATAGCTTCTTCTACATTAACCGCATCAGCTGCTCAAGAAAATGGTGAAGCTGCTCATGTAGTAACAATAACAAAGGTTTATGATATCGGAGATAATAGTAGCTTCGTAGATCCTACAGATGAAAATGCAGATAATGTCTCATTTGAAGTAGATGCTGACGGATTCTTAGACTTCACTGAAAATAATCCTTTCGGTGACCCATCGGATAATTACTAATGTTTGGTTCTCATTTCTATCATTCAACATTAAGAAAAGCTGTATCGGTTTTTGGTACAATTTTTAATAATATAACTGTGATTCGTTTAGATGGATCTGGTGGTGTATTAAATCAAATCAAAGTTCCATTAGCTTATGGACCAAAACAGAAATTCTTAGCTCGATTAGAAGAAAAAACTGGTACTGATGCATCAATGGCGCTTAAACTTCCTCGTATGTCATTTGAAATTTCTAGTATAGAACCTGATACTTCGAATAGATTAGGTAAAATGCAAACAGTAGAAGAAAGGCATGGAACAGATGCAAGTAAAAAACAAACAGTAAAACATGTTACTCCATATAATATTGGAATGCAATTAAGTATATTAGCTAAAAACCAAGATGATGGATTACAAATATTAGAACAAATATTACCGTATTTTCAACCAGAATATTCGGTTACAATAAAACCAATAAGCGGATGGGATTATAAACAAGATGTTCCTATCGTTTTAACAAGTACATCTATAGAAGATGAATACGAAGGTGATTTTGCATCTCGAAGGGTTTTAACATATACACTTGATTTCACAATGAAAATGAGATTTTTTGGACCAACGCAAGATCAAGGAATTATTAAAGAAATTGAAATCGATTATTTCAATCAAGCAAATACATCTGAAAAATATAGTGGATTAAATTACAAACTGAATCCAACAACTGCAGAAGAAAGTGATACACTTATTACTGCAGGAAATCCTGGAACGGATCAATATAAGGTTGTAACATCTTATGATCCATTAGGAGTACCAGATAGCTTTACAATTACAACTACTACTCCTTCTGGTACATTTGCTCAACAAGAAATTGTTACATCATCTGTAACTGGTCATACAATGGAATTAAGTAATGCAGTATTACAATCTCCGAGTGGAGCAATATTGACGGTTGCAGCACCTTCGGGTTGGTTGCAAGTTGGCGAAACATTAACTGGACAAACTTCGGGTGCTACTGCAAACGTTGCCAGTTACACATAAATTATATATAAATTATGGATAAGAAAAAGAAAATAGAAGATAGTCTCGCAAAGAACTTACCACAGAAAAATAAATCTGTTCCTCAAGTATACATCGATGATAAAGATATTAAAGATGATTACGAATTTTCACGCGATACATATAGAGATCTCATTCATAATGGAACAAGATCTTTAGATGTTATGCACGAATTAGCAAGAGAATCAGAACATCCAAGAGCATTTGAAGTATTAAGTAATTCAATTAAAAACATTGCTGATGTTACTGATAAGCTTATGAACCTTCAAAAAATTAAAAAAGATTTAAAGAAAAAAACCGATTCAGAAGAGTTGCGAAGTGTAACAAATAATAATGTATTCGTTGGAAGTACAACAGATCTACAAAGAATGTTAAATGCAAAAGATGATGTGATAGAAGTTAATGGCAAGAATAAAGAATAACGAATTCGGTTACCTAGGAAACACTAATGTCAAAAGAGATGGTGTTGAAGAAGGTTTTACTGTTGAACAGGTTAGAGAATATAAGAAATGCATGGAAAATCCTGCATATTTTGCTGTAAAGTATGTAAAAATTATTTCTTTAGATGATGGTTTAGTACCTTTCGAACTTTATCCATATCAAGAGGAAATGTTCGAACATTTTAATGCAAATCGTTTTAGTATGTGTTTAGCATGTCGACAAAGCGGTAAATCAATTTCGAGTGTTGTGTATCTATTATGGTATGCATTATTTCATTCAGAAAAAACAATTGCAATCTTAGCTAACAAAGGTGTTGTTGCCAGAGAGATGTTAGCTCGTGTAACATTAGCTTTAGAACATATCCCATTTTTTTTACAACCAGGTACAAAAGCACTTAACAAAGGTTCAATTGAATTCTCAAATAATTCGCGTATAATAGCAACCGCAACTTCAGGATCTTCAATTAGGGGATTATCTGTTAATTTATTATTCTTAGATGAGTTTGCTTTCGTAGAAAACGATGCAGAATTCTATACATCAACATATCCTGTAATTTCATCAGGTACTGATACTAAAATTATTATAACATCTACCGCAAACGGAGTAGGTAATATATTTCATAAGTTGTGGGAAGGTGCAACTTCTGGAGAGAATGAATTTAAACCATTTAGAGTAGATTGGTGGGATGTTCCAGGTAGAGATGAAGCTTGGAAAGCATTAACAATTGCGAATACTTCAGAGATTCAGTTCGATCAAGAGTTTGGAAATACCTTCCTAGGCAGGGGCGGGACGCTAATTGATGCGAATGCTTTACTTGCTCAGAAGATGAATGAACCAGTAATGGTAAAAGAAAACGTATATGTGTACGAAATGCCATTACAAAATCACGAATATGTTATGTGCGTAGACGTCGCGCGCGGGCGGGGGCAGGACTATTCAACATTTACGGTAATAGATGTATCAGTAAATCCGTTTAAACAAGTTGCTGTATTCAGAGATAATACAATATCACCATTATTATTTCCAGATATTATATTTAAATATGCGACAATGTTTAATAAAGCGTATTGCGTTGTAGAATCTAATGATGCTGGTCAATTAGTATGTAACGGATTATACTATGATTTAGAATATGAGAACATGTTTGTAGAATCATCGGTAAAAACTAACGCGATAGGGGCAACAATGACACGTAGAGTGAAAAGAATTGGTTGCTCAAACATAAAAGATTTAATAGAACAAAAGAAAATACATATAGTAGATGCTAATACGATCGTAGAAATGAGCACATTTGTAGCGAAAGGGCAATCATATGAAGCATCTCTAACAAATCATGACGATTTAATGATGAACCTAGTCTTATTTGGCTGGTTCACAACAACAGATATATTCTTAGGTATGACAGATATAGAAATGAAAACTATGTTATACCAAGAACAATTAAAAGCTATTCAAGAAGACGTAGTCCCATTTGGATTCGTTAACGATGACCCAGAAAAACCTAAGCATGAAATAGATGATGATGGTCAAATATGGTTCGAAACTGATAACGGTAAACATTCGGGAGTTTTCTAGAATATTTTATATTATAAATATAAGTATGAATGCAACAGTTGTTGCTTAACTTATTATGTGGACATATAACTAATAACTCAATTGAGAGGGAAAAGCGATGGCATTTCAAGTATCACCTGGCGTACAAGTCAAGGAAATTGACGCTACTAGCGTTGTACCCGCCGTTTCTACCAGTATAGGTGGATTCGCAGGGTCATTTAATTGGGGTCCGGTCGACCAGATAACAGATGTAAGCTCTGAAAAGCAGCTTGCAGAAGTTTTTGGAACTCCAGATACCAATACTTTCAAATACTTTTTAAGCGCAGCTGGATTTTTAAAATACGGTAACGCCCTAAAAGTTGTCCGAGTTGCAAGTGGTCACTTAAATGCGACTGCTGGTACTCAGGGCTTATTAGTCAAAAACGATGTACATTACAATGATAACTACTCGAGCGGTCAAGCACACGATACTCAAGTTGCAGAATGGGTTGCAAAATTCCCAGGAACACTTGGTAACAGCTTAAAAGTTTGCGTTATAACAGAAGGTGTTTCTAACTTTGCTACCATAGAATATATGACAGCGATTGGAAAATACTCTGATTTATTCGACGCAGCTCCAGGCACTTCCGATTTCGCAGTTTCATTGGGTAAATCTACAATTGGAGATGAACTTCATGTAGTCGTGGTTGACGAAGGAGGAGTAATTTCTGGAACAGCTGGAACTGTTTTAGAAACGTTTGCCTTTATGTCGCAGGGATCAGATGCTAAAAAATCTGATGGAACTTCTAACTATTATGTAGATGTAATCAATGCTG